TGCAGATGCTTACGGTGCAGCAAATATGACTGCAGGAACATTATCACACGCAAGAATCCAAGATGCTATGATGAACTCAGGCATTGCAAAGATTTATCGTGATGATGATAACCAGCCGACAACAGAATTTAAGATTAGATATGATGATCCACCGATCTTTGGTTATGGCGATGCCATGATTGAGTGGGAGGGTGAAGAGATTGTCGGAGAAATTAAGACAATGCTTAATGAAGGCTTTGAGTATCGCAAGAACTCTATGAAGCCAAAGACTGGTCACTTGATTCAGTTACTAATCTATATGAAGATTCTTGGCAAGAAGAAGGGCGTTTTGATTTATGAGAATAAAAATAATCATGAGTTGCTAGTTCTTCCAATTGAAGTAGGAGATCATTATCGTGACTGGATTGATGCAGCATTTCAGTGGATGCGTGATGTACGCAAGGCTTGGGTAGATAGAACTCTACCAACTAAGAACTATCGTGCAAACTCAAAGATCTGCAAGACCTGTCCTATTAAACAAGCATGTGACGATGCAGGAGCAGGGGTTATAAAAATCAAATCCCTGGAGGGGCTTAGTGAGGCTTTGTGAAAGATGTGATAACAACTTTAATCCTAAAGTAAGTTATCAGATTTATTGTAGTACTGAATGTAGAGATGACGCTACAAAAGAAAAGATTGCCGAAAGGTATCTGATTACACGCAGACAAAAAAGACTTGGCAAAGTTAGAAAATGTCTTGGAGGATGCGATGTATCTTTATCAATCTACAATGACTCTGGTTTCTGTTCATCTTGTAACGTAAGCAAAAAAGCAGTTGATAAAATGTTAAAAGAAATAAAGGGGTTCTTTGACTATGAGCAAGAATAAATGGGGCGTAGAAACAATGCCACAGACTATTTGTGCTATCGATGCCAGTACCACTAGCCTTGCCTTTGCCTTATTCGATACCCAACAAAAAGAATTGGGTGTTGTTGGAAAGATTTATTTTGAAGGCAACAATATATACGAAAAGGTTATGGATGCTGGTAAAAAGGTCAAAGCCTTTATTGATTACTATGGTGGCTTTGAGTCAATAGTTATTGAGCATACAGTATTTATGAATAGTCCTAAGACTGCTGCAGATCTTGCATTAGTTCAAGGAGCAATTCTAGGTGCAGCAGGGCAGTCAGGAACAAAGGTAATTGGCAAAGTATCACCTATAACCTGGCAAAACTACATAGGTAACAAGAAGATATCCAAGGATGAACAACTCTTTATCCGTGCACAGCATCCTGGAAAGTCTGTATCTTGGTACAAGGCATACGAAAGAATGCTTCGTAAAGAACGAACTATTAAGTTTATTAACACTATCTATGATAGAACGATTGAGGATAATGATGTGGCAGATGCTTGTGGTATTGGGCATTGGGCTATGAACAACTGGATAAAGGCGATTGGAGTTGACAAATAACATTATGGCTGGTAAACTATATACAAATGAAGTCTGGCTTCGTAAGAGATACCTTATGGATAAAAAGACTCCAGAAGAAATTGCAAAAGAGAGTGGGGCAAGCGTGGAGACAATCTATGTTTACCTTGCTAAATTCGGACTAAGGAAGTCAAGGCGATGAATAAAGCACAGAAGATTATTATTGGTTTGGGTGTTGCTGGGGCAGTAGGAATTACCTTCGTGCTAACAGCGCTTAAGGGTATGCCAGAAGCATTTGACTGGGAAGACGATGAGGAAGAGTCGTATGAGTGAAAACCTAAACATAACTGTTGATCAGGTTAATCACCCACAGCATTACACAACAGATCCCTCAGGCGTAGAATGTATTGAGATTACTCGTCATCGTAACTTTAATATTGGAAATGCTTTTAAGTACTTGTGGAGAGCAGGACTAAAAGATGAGTCAAAGACTATTCAAGATCTAGAAAAAGCAATCTTTTATATCAAAGATGAAATCAATAGACTAGAAGGCAAATATGTCAAGTGAGATAGAGTTAATCAATCATCTTGATGAGATGAACCTTGTCGTTACTGAGTATCTAAAGGGTAGTGATCCAACAAGAATTTCTAAAGAACTATCTATTCCAAGAGTAAGAGTAGTAGCACATCTTGATGAGTGGAAGGCATCTGCTTCAAACAACTCAGCAATCCGTGCTCGTGCAAAAGATGCACTTGCTGGTGCTGATGCACACTATAGCAAACTAATCTCAAAATCATATGAAGTTATTGATGAAGCATCTATGACTAATAATCTTGGTGCAAAGACTGCTGCCATTAAACTAGTTATGGATATTGAGTCTAAGCGTATTGATATGCTACAAAAGGCTGGACTTCTTGAGAACAAAGAACTAGCCGAAGAGATGGTAGAGATTGAGCGCAGACAAGAAGTCCTTGTAGGAATTCTTAGAGATGTTGCATCTTCTCACCCAGAAGTTCGTGACATTATTATGCAACGCTTATCTGCAATTGCTAAAGAAGGAGAAGTGATTACAGTTGTCCACGATGTTCAATGAGTTTCTTGAAGTACTTAAGGAAAATCATTTTGTAGAAACACCTGTAGATGCAAAGACATTTGTTGAATCTCCAGACTACCTTGGGCAGCCACCACTTTCTGACATTCAGTATCAAATTGTTGAGGCAATGAGCCAAATCTACAGGAAAGAAGATCTTGTAGAAGTCATGGGTTCTGTTGCAGGAGAAGCATATTTTAACAAGTTTACAAAGAATGAAATTATCCTGCAACTTGGCAAGGGTAGCGGTAAAGACTTTATGTCAACAGTAGCATGTGCCTATGTAGTATATAAACTACTATGTTTAAAGGACCCAGCAGTATACTTTGGCAAGCCTGCAGGAGATGCTATTGATATTATTAACGTGGCTATTAACGCTCAGCAGGCCAAGAATGTTTTCTTTAAAGGTTTCAAATCAAAGATCGAAAGATCTCCTTGGTTTGCTGGCAAGTACAATGCTAAGGCAGACTCTATAGACTTCGATAAGTCTGTTACTGTTTATTCTGGTCACTCAGAGCGTGAATCGCATGAAGGTTTGAACTTGTTCCTTGCAGTACTTGATGAAATTTCTGGTTTTGCATCTGAGGTTGGAACAGGTAATGAGCAAGGAAAGACTGCAGAAAACATCTATAAAGCATTCCGTGGTACTGTAGACTCTCGTTTCCCTGACCTTGGTAAAGTTGTTTTGCTTTCATTCCCCCGCTACCCTGGAGACTTTATCTCTCAGAAGTATGAATCTGTCATTGCTGAGAAAGAAACTATTGAGGCCAAGCATACATTTATTATGAATCCAGATTTACCACACGATGATCCTGGAAACCAATTTGAGATTTCTTGGGAAGAAGATACAATCTTGTCTTACAAAATTCCAAAGGTACTAGCATTCAAAAGACCTACTTGGCAAGTAAACCCTACCCGTAGTATTGAAGACTTTAAGGTTGCATTCTATACAGACCTTGCAGATGCAATGATGCGTTTTGCTTGTATGCCAACCTATTCATCTGACGCATTCTTTAAAGATAAGACTAAGTTGGAGAAGGTTATGAACCTTAGAAATCCAATTGACAATTTTAAGAGGTTTGAAGAAACATTTAAGCCAGACCCAGACAAGGTTTATTTTGTTCACGCTGACCTTGCACAGAAGCACGATAAGTGTGCGGTAGCAATTGCTCACGTAGATCGCTGGGTAAATGTCCAGGTAATCAAAGACTATGAACAAATCGTACCAATTGTAGTAGTAGATGCAGTAGTCTGGTGGGAGCCAAGAGCGGAAGGTCCAGTAAATCTATCTGATGTAAAGCAGTGGATTATGAATCTTAGAAGACAAGGGTTTAACCTAGGAATGGTTTCTTTTGACCGCTGGCAATCATTTGATATCCAAAATGAATTACAGGCAGTAGGAATCAGAACTGAAACTATTTCTGTTGCAAAGAAACACTATGAAGATTTGGCAATGATGATCTATGAAGAGCGTGTTGCCATACCAAGAATTCCACTTCTACTAGACGAAATGTCTGAGTTGAAAATTATGAAGGGTAATCGTGTTGATCACCCCCGTAAAAAATCTAAGGACCTAGCAGATGCCATGTGTGGTGCTGTTTTTGGTGCTATATCTCACACTCCAAAGAACACTAATCTTATTGTTGATGTTCATACCTGGAGTTCGGCTACCCGACTTGCGGAGCAAAAGAAGAGTATGGTAGAATTGGATACAAGGGAAAAAATGCCCGAAGATGTCAAGGATTTCCTTGGCGGATTAAACCTAATATAAAACTAACAAGGAGAAAGATGAATTCATTTAAGAAAGTCTCGCTAATCATCGCTGCAGCCCTGACTAGCACAGCATTGGTAGTCGCACCTTCGAGTGCAGCACCTCTAGCAGTAACAGTAGCAGGAGCAGCAAACACAACAACTGCACTTGCACCAGCAACTGCAAACGTACCAGCAGATAACAAGGTTGACTCAGCAGATGCTGTAGCACTTGTCGCAACTGCTGACACTGGAACAGTAGTCTCATTCACATCAACTGGTGGAGTAAGAC